TTTTAGAAGCAGCAAGACGAGCTAGAGTTATTACTAAACGTAGAGATGGTCTAGATCGTAAAAACGAAAAATTAAACTTTTATGGTTATAAACCATTAAATCAAGCTATAAAAGATATTATCGACGAAACCACAGAGTAGTAAATAGGTATATACTGACGTATACCAAGTGGTATATAAATTTTCAATTGTGTTTCAATAAATAATTATAGAAACAACAACTAAGGAGATTTAAATGAAAGCTTTAATATTACTTGTAACATTCTTTTTTGGTATGGCGGCTCAGGCAGCAGATGTTGAACAAAACAACATCAGCAATCAACAGTTTTCTAGACGTCCATACGCTAAAACCACAGCACCAAAAGCTGAAACATTTGAAGGCGATGTGGTTAGTAAAGAAGAGCAAGCTACTGAAGAGAAACATAAAACTCTACGTTTGCACCAATTAGGTCGTAGACCATACTCAGAAAAGAATACAGATTAAATAACGCAACAAGTTATATAAATAGTATTAGGTAGAATAGTTCTACCGAACCTGTGCCTTCGGGGCAGGTATTTGTTAATCTCGCTTAATTAAGGAGAATAAAATGACGAGACTATCATTTGGTCCATTGTGGCCTTCAACTGTTGGATTTGAACGTATGTTTAGAGATATCGACGATCTCATGAACGCTACAAATTCAGGTTCAACGACAAACTTTCCACCTCATAACATCATCAAGCTAGACGACTACAGATATACTGTAGAATTAGCTGTTGCTGGTTTCAGTGAGGATGAAATCAATATTACTCTTAAAGATGGTATCTTAGAGATCAAAGGTGAGAAAAAACCTGAAGACTCTGAAATACAATATCTACACAAGGGTATCGGTACACGAGCATTTATCAAGAGCATTAGATTAGCAGACACAGTAGAAGTACGTGGTGCTACATTTAAGCATGGTATCCTAACCATTGGTCTTGAGAATGTTGTACCTGAGTCTAAAAAACCTCGTAAGATCGAGATAGGTACTGAGCTTCCATTTGTGAAGACTGCAGAACCTAAACTCTTGGTTGAAGAGGAACAAGAAGCAGCTTAATCTGATTGGGGAGAGCAATCTCCCCTTTCATAAATATATTATGATGAAAAGTGATTTGATTAAAGATTTAGTTTCTTATCCGTTTCTACGGAGGGGCAACTATCAACTCAAGATTTCGGTCTTGAAAAATATGAGTGTCGTCATTGTGGCTCATCATGTGTTAGATCTTGATAAGTTCTTTGTGAAGCACTTTAGCAGTTTAGAACAAGCAGCAGATTTTATTGAATTTACTATTATAAAGGACGAACAAGATGGCAGACGTTAAACTATTCAAATTAGCCAGTAGCGAAGAGATCTTAGCTACAGTGGTATCAAAAGATGACAATACTGTAAAAATTAAGGATGCAGTACTACTTGTCTATAGACAAGCTAAGGAAGGTGCTATGTCAGTTGGCTTTGCACCATATATGCCTTATGCAGACGGTGATGTTATCATCAATAATACAGCTATCGCTTCATCAGCTGATGTTAAACAGGACTTAGCAAACGAATACAATAGAATCTTTGGTTCAGGTATCGTATTAGCACAGGCTAACGACTTAGCCTTCAAGGCATAGTAACATACATCTGAGATAAAATAATGTCACCGGGGTCACAGGATCACCTCGGCCCAGGTGAAAATAGTTTAAAAAACTGTTTACTTTAATTCGTTTATAGGATATAATTCTACTATAAATGGAGAATACTATATTATGATAATTTATCCCTATATACCTAAGCGTAAACCACGCAAACCTAATGCCAAACAGCGTGCACAAAAAGCTTCATGGCAAGCTCTACTAGACAAATATGACATCAAGCCTGGCCGCAAAATAACCAAATCTAAACTTCCTTCAGATCCAGTCGTAGTTCGTCGTGAAACACCAAACTATCCATCATTGAATAGTAATGTTGGTTCGACTGGCAAAAAAGAATCTATCCAATATACTGGTGATGCTATGATCGGCATCGGACAGTTACACAAATCTAACGCCGTACCTATTTTCTCGGCAGAAGATGCAGTAAATATTTCAAAAATGAGGAGAAACTAAATGAAAGCTAAAAAAATATCAGTTCTTTTAGCGTCATTATTATTAGTTGTTGGCTGTAGTTCTAATCCTAAAGTTGCAACTATTACTAATCCGTTAGAAGCTAAACCTGACATTAAAAAACAAGAAGTTAAATTCTTGGAACAATATGGTCATGTGAAACTTGAATTCGACGAAAATGGCGAAGAATGGTTAGCACTTGAATCTACAGGTACTGCTCCATTAAATTTTAATCATGCTAATTCTCGTGAAGAGGCATTCATGGTTGCTAATATGAGAGCACAACGTAATCTTACAGAGTTCTTAAGTTCATCAGTTAAATCTGATAAATTTACTGACTCAGTTTCAAAAGTTGTATTAGATGACACTATCAATGGTAATACTACTGATCTTAAAAAACCAACTCAAGGTTTAGATGCATTAGGTGAAATGGTAGGTATTGATAAGACTGAAACTACTTCTGAAAATTCAGAAAAACGTAATCGTGCAAATAAAGTAGCACAAACAGTTAAAGAAACTATCAGTCAATCTGCTAATGGTATCTTAAAAGGTACTATGATAGTTGATCGTAAAATAGATCCTGATGTTAACATGGTTGCTGTGACAATCAGAGTTTCTAAAAAGTCTATCAATGCTTCTCGTAAAATTAGAAACCAAATGGATGGTGTATAATGATTCAATTTATAGTTGGAATTATTTTTGGATTTTATTTAGCAACTATTGGTGTTAGTGGAATAGTATCTGGAGTTAACACTGGTATTGATTATGCACAAGAAGCCGTATCTAATGCAGTTAAAAAGTAAAATCTTTGCAGCACTTTTTGCTTTAACTGCAGAAGCTAATGCTGAAGTTGTAACTGTTACTGGATACGGCCAAGACTATAATCAAGCTTTAACTCATGCTAAAATAGCAGCATTAGAAAAGGTTGTTGGTACTTTTATCATATCTGATACTGTTTGGAGATCTAATGAAAGTGTATTTGAACAAATCAAACAGTATAATGGTGGTGTTATTAAATCGTATGAAGTGATTAAAGCTTCTGAGCACGAGGTTACTATTAAAGCAGATGTAGATGTTATTAAGAATAATAAGATCCATGTTGATAATAATAACTTTGATACTGAACGCATGCATCAGACGATGGATAATTTTAAACAAAGAACTAATATTATAAGTTATCTTGATGATCCAAATAAAGCATTTCATGTAGTAACTAAGGATGTTATTATATCACCAAAAGACAGATACACAACCTTTAAAGTAATTAATACAGTTCAATGGCAACCAAAATGGATCTCAGATCTTGAATCTTATTCTAGGAATATTGGCGATGAAGGCAAAACTCATACTAATACTAAAGAACTTGCTTCAGCTGGCGTTTTAAATAAAGCAATGACAATCCATCCAGCTTTAGCAATTGCAGGATCTATGGTTTATCAAAATTTTAATAAACCTTATCCAGAATCAGATGATCCAATGGTTTGTTTTGCTCAATATAAAAATGCTGATGTAGATAAATGTTATACTATTGGAACTCAATTTTATAAAATGCCAACATATTCTGACATGAGAATGGAAGTACAAGCATTAGATATTAATGGTAAACAAATATATAAGAAACAGTTTACTATTACAGTAGATAATATGCTATCTAAAATGGGAACAGGTGAAAAAAATAATCTTAGAATTGTAAATAGAACATTTGATCAGCCAACTACAGTGATCTATCAAAGTGGAATTGAGAAGTTTGCAATAGATATTAATTTAGAAAACAATATTGCAAGACAGTTACATTCATTTGTTATTAAACCAGTATAGGAGAGGTTAATGAAAAAAATATGGGATCAATTTTGGGACTTATTGCCATGGATATCGATAGTTATTTTTATCATAGCATATATAACATACTCAATAAATTTAGACTTTATATCATCTACGCTTATGCTTCTCGCATTAGCAAATAACGTTTTATTAATTTCAACTAAAAAATAAGGAGAGAACCATGCCAGAAAAAGATTGGAGAACTGATAATTGGGCTGGACATAAACCAGTTAGCTATCGTTATAATGATCCTAATCTATATTTTCCACGTACTACCAAGGAGATTGGGTGGGGTAACTATGAACCTAATTTTGATGGTTTAGATAATTCACCTCGCGAGAAAATGAATTGGTGGGTAATAGCATTTTTTGTTGTATTATTTTTATTGCTACATAATTTAGGGATATTTTAATGGCAAAGAAAGAACTTGAATGGGTATTAGTTGAATGTGTAGACATGTTTCGTATGCGTTATATGGTACAGGTTCCTAAAGGTAAAAAGGAATACGCACTAGATACAGTGACACTTCATGAAGCTAAAGAATTCTCACAAGAACATCTCGGCGAAACTATTGTTTCTCATCGAGTTATCTCTGAGAAAGATGCTTTAGCTTTAGCTGCAGTAGATAATAAATACGGTTCAGGATGGAGTAAAGAAAAAATGATACAAGTATTTTTTACTAAAGAAGGCGAAAAGGCAGATTGGGAATAAAATTAAAATACATGGAGGTATAAATGAAGATTAAATTAGATATTAGTG